ATCGACCAGCCCAGCCGCATAGGCCTCGTCGGCGAGGTACCAGGTCTCGTCCAGCATCCGCTGGCGCCAGTCGGCGATCTCCCCACCGGCGCGGCGGGCGTACATGCCGGCGATGTTGTCGCCGTGCCGGTCGAGCAGCTCGGCGAGCTCGCGCATGTCGGCGGCGTTGCCGATGACCAGCCCCCAGGGGTCATGGATCATGAGCATGGCGTTCGCCATGGCGGTGATCTTGTCGCCGGCCATGGCGATGAACGACGCGCTCGAGGCGGCGAGGCTGTCGATGATGACGTGGACCTTGGCGGCGTGCTGGCGCAGGGCGTTGTGGATCGCCATGGCATCGAACACGTCCCCGCCGGGCGAGTTCAGGTGGACCTCGATCTTGGGGGTCTTGACGGCGCGGAGATCCTTGACGAAGTCCTGGGCGCCGGTGCCGAACCAGCCGATCTCGTCGTAGATGTCGATGATGGTGGTGTCGCCGTCCCGGGTCGGCTCGCCATCGTCGTCCCCGCTGTCCCCGCCCTCCGGCTCCTCCTCCTCGGGGTCGGCGGCCTTGGCGGTGATCCGGTACCAGGGGCGGGGCTGGCGGGCCACCGGGCGGCGCCGACCCGGCCAGGCGGGGATGTCGCGGCCCTCGCCGTTGCGGAGCCGCTCGAAGACACGGGCGAGGTCGCCGGGGACGGCCAGCGGGCGCAGTTGCGACATGTCGCCCTCCCGCACCGCCTTCTCCACCGAGTCAGGGGCGAACCCGTCGGTCAGCAGCTTGTTGTCCATGCAGCGTCCCTCCGTGCGCCTTTGGATCGCTGAGCAATAGGCCGACGGATCGTCTCTATCGCTATTCGCTCGCTCGCATTCCTCGAACGAGCTGTATTCGCAATCTGGCCCGAAGGGCATCGGCTAACCTCCCCGGAGGGTTCACGTTGCTCGCCGTCTATCTCGCCGTGTAGACTGCGAGTCTTGCGGCTAGGTTGGGCGCGGCGCGGCTTGGCATGGTCGGGCCGGGCACGGCGAGGCTAGGCGGGGCAAGGCAAGGTGCGACGCGGCGTGGCGTGGCACGGCACGGCGTGGCTCGACCCAACGCGGCGGGGCATGGCAGGGCAAGGCAGGGACTAGAAGGGAGCAGCAATGCGCGTAACTACGGTGCTCACCGGCACCACACCGCTCGTCCAGCACAACATCCGGTTGGCTGACCCCGACGACGACTTCACCAAAGAGATCGCCAAACTCACCTCGAAGCGAACCAAGTCCCAGGAGGACCGGCAGTCCATCGCCCACCTGGAGTTCCTCGGCAGCCTCTACGTCGGCCGGCAAGGCGTCTTCGTTCCCTCAGCCAACCTCCGACGGTGCTTCGCTGAGACCGCCGTGATCCGCAAGCTCAAGAAGGCAGTTCTACGGGCCGCCGTTCCTATCCAGGTTGAGCTTCCCATCCAGCACGACGGGCCAGCCGACCCAGAGGCGCTCTGGGCTGATCCGAAGTACCGCTACACCACCTCGGTTGGTGTAAGTGGCCGGAAGGTGACCCGTACCCGGCCCATGTTCCCCGTCTGGTCGCTAGAGGCTGAATGGGAGCTACTGACCGACGCGCTCGACTTCGACGCCTTCAAGTGGGTCGCCGAGACGGCCGGGCTGGTCGAGGGGCTGGGGGACAACCGGGTCAACAACTACGGCCGGTTCACCGCCGAGGTCAAGCAACTCTAGGCATGGCATGGCTCCGCGGGGCGGGGCCGGGCGCGGCCAGACCTGGCGCGGCCGGGCATGGCAAGTCCTGGCGCGGCTTGGCATGGCGAGGCTGGGCAAGGCGGGACACGAGGCTGGGCCTGGCGAGGTCAGGCTTGGCTAAGGAGGTAACCAGTGAGCACCAGCGGACTGTTCCAACCATCACGACCCGATGGCCGCTCAGACTGGCGGGTCATCTTCGACCGGGTGGCCGATCTCGACTACGGCGCTGAGGTCACCCATCAGGAACTGCTAGAGGAGCTTGGCGTTGATGACCAGGCCCGCTTGTACCGAGCCGTAGGCCGGGCCAACCGGGAGCTATGGAAGACCCGAGAGAAGTCGCTGGCCGTCATCCGAGGCAAGGGCTATCGGATCCTCCAGCCGTCTGAGCACGAACGGCTGGCCGAGGGCTACAAGGAACAGGCGCGGGGTCGGATGAGTAACGCCATCGCGGTCATGCAGGCTACGAACCTAAGCGGTATGACCGCGCAGGAGCGGGAGTGGGCGATCCGGGTGACCTCCGGCCTCCAGATGCTCGCTCGGGTCATGGATGAGCACGCCGCGAAGCTAGCCCGCCATGACGAGTTGCTGGATGAGTTGCGGGCAAAGGTGGAGCGGATCGAAGGGTCCTAGGCAGGGCGAGGACTGGCTAGGCGAGGCGGGGCGCGGCCAGGCCAGGCGCGGCATGGCCGGGCCGGGCGCGGCAGGGCTAGGCAGGGGATCACCTCGCTCGCATATCGGCCGGCGGCTTCCCGTTCCCGTTGGCCGCGCCGTCGGGCTGCTCTCCTGGCGGCATAAGCTGGACCGAGAGGTACCCGCTGTGCCGCAACCTGCGCCAGTCGTGGTTTCGGACCGCGTCGATCACACTGGCCGGCTCGAACCCGTCGCGGACCAGCGACGCGATCGTCTGCGCCTCCTGCCCCTGGATCTCGGCGGCGTCCTTGGCGTCCTCACGCAGAAACGGCACCGCGCTCGTGTCAAACCACAGGCTCGCCCCCGGCGCGCTCACCGGGTCGGGAACCAGCGGCTCCAGCGACCGGGCGGCGTTGGTCCACAGGTGATGCATGGTGCCGTCGGCATACCGGCGGCGGGACGAGTTGAAGTTCCCGGCATTCAGGCTGCTGCCTTGCAGGCCCTCGGAGAACCCGACCCAGGACGGCGGCACCCCAGCGGCGGCGGCCAGCCGCGATTCGCCCTTGCCCTGGGTCGCGGAGAACTCCAGCTGCTGGAAGTCCTTTCCCACCGTGGTGGCGTCCGCGCCACCCCCCAGGTACAGGGTCTTGTAGGCGTTCCAGACCCCGGCGTGGTCGGCCTCGAACAGCTCCTGGAACTCCCGCACCTGGTCGATGGTGACCGCCGGGTCGAACTTGATCACCACGTTCGGGGTGGCCGCGTTGACCATGAACATCCGCTTGTGCTCGGTCATGGCGCCGTCGGCCTGGACGTCGCGGAGCAGCGGGCTGATCCAGCTCATGCCCAGGAACACCCGGTCGGGGTCGGGCAGCGGCGCGTACAGGGCCACCTCGCTGCGGTCCAGCAGGACCATCGGCCCGTTGGGGGGTTTGTAGGCGAACCCGAGGAGCTCGACGTCGCCGGCCTCGGTGGGGTGGTCGGCGTCCTCGTCGGAGCCGAGGATCACGATCACCCATTCGGGGCGGAGCCGGGTCAGCCGGGCCGGCTGGCGGCGACGTTGGATCTTGCGGACATAGGCGGTCCCGGCCAGGCTCACGTCGACTTCCATGCGGGCCAGCAGATCGGCGGTGGTGCCGCCGTACCAGGGCCGCTCCAGCAGCTTAAGCGCCTCGGTCCCGAACAGATCCGTTGGCTGGCCGCCCTCGTAGCGGGTCCAGGCGAACCGGATCTGGGAGAACACCTGGAGACGGGCCACCACCAGGGCGAATACGGGGCCGTTCATGCGGTAGGCGTGGCTGGCCGTCTGGGCGAGCTGCTCCTCGTCCAGCTTGCCCATGCTGGTCTTGAGGAACGGGTACATGGTGCCGTCGAAGCTGAACCAGTCGACGTACTCCTGGAGGGTCAGGTTCGCCGGGCGGGCCGGGGTCGCCGGGGTCGGCGTGGGGGGGCCGTCGAGGCCGTGGATCATCCGCTCGTACAGCGTGGTCAACGTGCCCTCCCTTCTAGCGTCCGGTGAGCGCGAACGGTCGCGGCGGCCCCGGCTCGACCACATGGGCGCGGGTGGCGTGCCCCCACAGGGCCAGGGTCACTGCCGGCAGCGGCGACAGGTCGATATGGGCGCCGCGGCGGACCCATAGCCACCGGTCGCCGAGCTCGCGTCGCTCCGCGCCAGCCACCGCCAGGTCGAGCTCCGGCTGGCCGAGGTGCCGCAGCGACGCCGGCTCATCCACCAGCGGGTTCGCGCCACTGGCGTCATACAGGGTGCCAGCGGCGCCAGCGATCTCCACCACGCTGGGCTTCAGGATCTCCAGGCCGACCGCCTCAGCCTCGGTGATCAGCGACCCCGCCGGCCCCGACGGGGCGATCACGATCGCGCACGGCGACCACCGGTCGGCCCGGTCGACCCGCTCCTTGAGCCACGGCACCACCCACGCCGAGCCGCGGCGGTGCTCGGCCACCTCGATATGTGACCGGCCGTCGGCGCGGCAGCCCGCCACCCCGATCGACGCCCAGGTGCGATCCGGGGTCATGTCGACCGCGAACGCTGGCCGGTCGGCGATCACCGATTGCGGGTCGCAGATGTCCGCCCATGCCTGCTGGCCGATGACCAGCCACTCAGCCGGGGTCTCATCCAGCCATTGGTTCAGATAGGCGCGGCGGAACTCGTTCAGCTTCATCGACTGGAACTCAGCCCGGACCGCGGCCTCGGTGACGGTATGGCCCAGGGCCGGCATGCACGCCCACC